GCCTGCCAGCGCCATGCTGACGCCGTGATGGCCCTGGGCGGCTTCTGCGCGTTCAGCGACTCTGGCGACAAGCGCAGCCCGTTCGGCATCGCTCGCCCGCTGGTCTACCCCAACCGTCGGTGGGCGGCATGAGCGCCCCGACCTGGACCCCGGAGCAGGACGCCGAACTGATCCGCCTGCGGCAAGAGGGTATGCCCTTCTCCGAGATCGGCCGCACCCTCGGCGTTGGGCGGAACGCCGCCATCGGCCGGGCCTACAGGCTACAGAGGGCCGGGGTGGTGTTCCCGGTCACGCCTGCCAAGCCCCGCCCCGTCGGCAAGCCTAGGCCCAAGCGTGAACCCCGGATGCGCTCCAATCCGGTGCGCCCCGTCGCCACGGCCTTGGAGAACATCGGCGAGGGCCGGTGGGACCGTTCTCCGGAGGCCGAGCGCAAGGCCTGGCGGGTGATCGACTGCGAGGTCTGGCAGCCCCTGGACGGTGTCCAGCCTGTCTCGCTGGTGGACCGCGCGCCCTGCCGTTGTGCCTGGCCTGTAGCCGGGCAGGGGGCCGATACGCTGGCCTGTGGCGAGGCGGTGAAGACCGGCTCCAGCTACTGCCCGACACATCACCGGCTGGCGTGGATCCCGCTGAAGACCCCGAAGCGCGTCTACGACCGCCGGGTGGAAAGGATTGCGGCCCGATGCTGACCTATCAGGCGGGCTCGATCCCCGGCTTTGGAGCGCCGCTCAAGACGGTGGCCACTTATGCCGGCCTCACCGGCAAGGACTACTTCCGCGCCGTGCTGGCCGACGTTGCCGCCCTGCATGGCGTGAACGACGACGACGTCACCGGCCCGTCGCGCCTGCGCCAGATCGTCCATGCCCGGCAGGAAGTGGCGTGGAAGGTGCGGCAGGCGCAGACCGCCTGTTTCGAGCCCCGGTTCTCCTTCTCGCAGATCGGCACATGGCTCGGCGGCAGGGACCACACCACCATTCTCCACGCCATCCGGGCGCATGAGAAGCGCATGGGAGGGCAGGGGTGAGCGTCGGAGCGATAGATTGGGCCTTCAAGGTCCAGGGCGTCTTTGCGCCGGGAAAGCTGGTTCTGCTGGCCCTGGCCAACTTTGCCAACAACATGAACCAGTCGTGGGCCTCGCAATCGACCCTTGCGAAGATGACGGGCCTGACGACCAAGACCATCCGCAAGGCCCTGAAGGACCTCGAAGCGGAAGGGTTCATCAACCGCGAGGAACGCCGCCGGGAAGATGGGTCGCGAGCCTCCGACCTCATCACCCTGAACATCGCCCAGGTGGGAACCCAGCAACCGGAAAATCCTTCCGGGGGTGGGGAACCTCCTTCCGGGGGGGTGGGGAACGACGTTCCGGGGGGTGGGGAAGCACGTTCCCCCCTCACTACGTTTGAACCGTCAACTGAACCATCAATAGGAACCAAGACCCCCCCTACCCCCCCTCAAGCGGGGGGGAAGCGCGGGCATCGATTGCCAGACGACTGGCAGCCATCCCCCCAGGATCGAGACAAGGCAAGGGCCGAGGGCCTGACTGAACCGGAGATCGACCGTGCAGCGATTGAGTTTTGCAACTACTGGCATTCCCGCCCCGGTTCGGGCGGTTGTAAGCTCGACTGGTCCCGGACCTGGCACAACTGGGTCATCAGTGACGGTCGCCGCAGACGAGGAAGCGGCTCGGGGGTGGCTTCTCGCACAGCCCGACCCGGCGGCGGCGGACAAGGCCCTGCTGACTTCGCTAGCCTCGTCGCTCGGCGTCGAGGTTACGGTTGAGACCGAACTGCGCTTCCCGGTCGGCGGCGGCTTCCGGGTGCAGGCGGTCGGCGCTCGCGTCCTGCCGGGGAGCAATGCCGACAACCTCCCGCTGGCTGCGGCCCGCATGAGGGGCGCCCTGACTGGCCCGACAAAGGACCAGGCCGAGGACTGGCTGGTCATGCTCCAAGCCGCGACGGCAGGGGGGCGGAAGTCGGAAGCCGGAACGGCGGTTGCTCTGGAACTCTACGCCGGGTGCCTGATGCGCTTTCCGGCGGACGTGGCGAAAGCCGCCTGCATGAAGCTGGCCATGACGGCGACATGGTTCCCGACGCTGGCCGAGATCAACGCCACCTGTGAAGCCCTGGCCTCCTCGCGCCGGCTGCTGGCTCACGCCCTGGAGCAAGCCGCATGAGCCGCCGCCGCAAGCCCCACGACCCCGCCGCAGCCGAGCGGGAACGCGCCAACACCCGAGCGGAGGTTGAACGCCTCGCCAGCATGGGTGCCGAGGTCAACCTTGGACCGGACGGGAAGATCCTTTCGGCCTGGCGCTCCAACGTCTTCACCGTCCTGCTGCGGTCGGGCTCGATCACGCCCAACCACCACGCCGCCGCCATGCGCCTTGCCGAGACCTGGGCCATCTGGCGCGGCCTGTCAGGGGCGACGGGACGGACGGAGTTCGTCGACGGCGGGTCTGGATCAGCCGAGCTGGTGACCGATCGGATGCTGGTTGCCGGCAGACAGGTGGAGCAGACCCTCGCCAGTGTCGGCCCGATGGATGAGGCGCTGCTGATCGCGATGATGGTGGCCACGGTCGAGGAAGACCGGCCGATGGCATGGCGAGGCATCGTGGAGCGGGTTTCCGGCGTGACGGGCAGGGATGCACAACCGGCCATCGTTCGGGCTGCGCTGGAGAACCTGAGACGGGTTTACGAGGCCCCGAAGGTGGGGCGGAAGGAAATGGCATGAACATCAACACAGAAACGAAGACCCTGCTGGACAACGTGTTCGGTGAGGAATTGCCCATCGAGTCGGTGTGGGCCGCAAAGGGGCTGGGGTTTCGGCCTGCCTTGAGCGTGGTTATGGCTGACGAAGGGATGGTAGAGTTTCGGCGGGAAGCGGTGAGCGTTTTGATCCGCACGGCCCTCTGCAACGGCCTTGGGGAGATGCCCTTCGGCTGGTCCCTTTTGCCAACCGACGCCGCTCAACATGAACTGTCCGTGTGGGTTCTTGACACCCCGAAGCCGGCAGCGGAGGTGGCATGAGCGAGTGGATAGAACACACGGGAGACGCCTGCCCGGTGCCTGCGGATGCACGGGTGGAGATTCGCTCGCGGAACTATGTCAACCGGGTTGGCCTGGCGGGCGTCTTCGAGTGGCACACAGGGGAGATCATCCGCTATCGCCTTGCCGAGGATGCCAAGCCGCCCGCTTGACAAATCACCGGGCGCGACACATGCTCCAAACCTAGAGGCGCGAATTGCGCCGACGACGGGCCGGGGGAAACCTCGGCCTTTTCCATTTCAGCTCCCCCGCGCGGGAAGCCGGTCGGCGACTGGTGCAACGGCCGGAGAGGGTCGGGTGCGCGAAAGGCCCGGCCCTCACACCTTCGGCCCCGACATCGCCACACACACGATCAACCCTGACCCGTAAGCGATAGTCGCGGGCCGATCCCATCCGCATCGACGCCAGGAAGCCGCAAGGTCTGGTGAGGGAGGCGACCATGCCCGCCGGGCAAACTCTGGCAATCCAGTATCGCCAGGTCCGTGACCTCATCCCCTACGCCCGCAATTCCCGGACGCATACCGACGAGCAAGTCGCGCAGATTGCGGGATCTATTCGAGAGTTCGGGTGGACAAACCCGGTCTTGATTGACGGGGACGCGGGCATCATCGCCGGTCACGGTCGAGTGTTGGCGGCCCAGCGCCTTGGCCTGAAGGAAGTGCCGACCATCCAGCTTGACCACATGACCGAAGCCCAGCGACGGGCCTACGTCATCGCGGACAACAAGCTGGCGCTGAACGCAGGGTGGGACAACGCTCTCCTCAAAATTGAGTTGGGCGAATTGCAGGGCCTAGAGTTTGACCTTGCCCTGTTGGGCTTTGATCAGGCTGAACTTGAGGCCCTTCTTGCGCCAGCGGCCACCGAGGGCCTGACCGACCCCGACGAGACACCGGAGCCTCCAGCCCAACCCGTCACCGTTGTGGGCGACGTTTGGCTGCTGGGAGCCCATCGGATCGTGTGTGGGGACAGCACAACCGTTGAGGCTGTGGACGCCTGCCTGAACGGCGTGAAGCCGCACCTGATGGTGACAGACCCGCCTTACGGGGTGGAGTATGATGCAAGTTGGCGCGATGACCGGACAGGTAAGATCGGAGCAACCGGAACCGCAACCGGAAAGGTTCTGAACGACGATATTGCCGACTGGCGCGAGGCGTGGGCGCTGTTCCCCGGCGACGTAGCTTATGTCTGGCACGCAGACCTGCGTGCCAGAGAGGTTGTGCAAAGCCTAGAGGCAACGGGCTTTTCAATGCGCGCCCAGATTATTTGGGCCAAAAACCAGTTGGCGATGAGCCGAGGCCATTATCATTTCCAGCATGAGCCCTGCTGGTATGCTGTTCGCAAGAACGCAACCGGCCATTGGAACGGTGACCGCAAACAGACCACCCTGTGGCAGATCGACAAGCCCCGGAAGTCCGAGACAGGCCACTCCACCCAAAAGCCCGTCGAGTGCATGAAGCGCCCGATAGAAAACAACTCGTCGCCCGGCCAGGCGGTTTATGAGCCGTTCAGCGGGTCAGGCACCACGATCATCGCGGGTGAAATGACCGGGCGGTGCGTTCACGCAATCGAACTGAACCCGGCTTATGTCGACGTGGCCGTCACTCGCTGGCAGGAGTTCACTGGCAAGACCGCAACCCTTGAGGGAGACGGTCGGACCTTTGCCGAACTGAAGGCCGAGCGTCATGGCTGACGCAACTCATAGGAACCCAACCCCAGAGGACTTCCCGGTCATCCTGGACGGCATCGCCAACGGCAAGAGCCTGCGGGCCATTTGTAGGGAGATCGGCGTTCATCCTGGCGCAGCATCAACCGCTATGCGGTCGGATGACGACCTCGCCTCACAGTACGCGCACGCACGCGAGGAACGGGCGGACTATTACGCCGAAAGCATCCTGACCACGGCGCAGGCTACGCTTGCCGGCCGGTTCAAGCCCGACGCGGCGCGGGTGGCGATTGACGCCTTCAAGTGGACAGCGTCGAAGATGGCGCCGAAGAAGTACGGCGATAAGGTCCAGACGGAGCATTCTGGCACTGTCGGCATCACTCGCGTCGAACACGTCATCGTAGACCCTGCGCCTCGTGACGACGGTTAGGATACCCACGGCGCGGGTATTTCAGCCGCTGCTGAAACCCAGCCGATACAAGGGCGCATGGGGCGGGCGAGGTTCTGGCAAGTCGCACTTCTTCGCCGGCCTGGCTGTGTTCCGGTGCGTGAATACCCCCGGTTTTCGCATCCTCTGCGTCCGTGAGGTCCAGAAGTCGCTGAGGGACAGCGCCAAGCGGCTGATCGAAGACAAGATCGCTGAGTTTGAGGTGCCGGGGTTTGAGATCCTCGACAAGGTGATA